ATCCGCAGATCATTGAGGATATTTTAAATGGAAAGGATATCCACAAACAAACTGCCTCTATCATCCACCGAATACCGCCTGACCAGGTAGATAAGGATACACGTCAAAGTTGCAAGCAGTGGACTTTTGCTCCACTTTATGGGGGTATGGGCGCTGGAGAACCAGATCACGTCAGAAACTACTTTTCTGAGTTTTTTGAGGTGTATGGGGGTCTTAAATCCTACCAACAAAGGTTGATGGATGGTGTTGTTAAGAACGGTATCGTTCAGACGCCTAGCGGTAGACAGTATTACTGGCCTAACGCCCGTAGGATCAAGAATGGGCGTGTGACGAATGCTACTCAGGTGGTCAATTATCCTATCCAAGGGTTCGCTACAGGAGACATAGTTCCCCTGGCATGTATTCGTGCATCCCGTCTTTTTAAGCAGCATCAGTTAAGGTCAAAGCTA